ATTCTTTCTTGTTCTTTTTGTTTTAATCTGTTTAAAGTTCTTTCAAAAAGGTTGCCTTCTTCTGCTCGTTTCTTACTTATATCAGCCCAGTATTTAGCATCCTCATTTGCTTTTGCTAATGCTTGGTTTAATGCTTCTCTATCTCTAGCAAGTTTTTCTTTATCAATTGCTTTGCCTATAAATGGAATGTCAGCAATAGTTTCTTTAAAATTTAAAAAAGAACTTTGAATATTCCTTAAAGCATTTTTAATTCCTGTTTTTAAAACTGCGATTGAAACACCAGCAGTTTCTCTTATTTCTTTAAAAAACGCTCCTGTTGCTTTACTAACAAAAGTTAATGTAGATACAATACTGGTTAGCCCTTGAACAAAACCCCTAGCAATGTTAGAAAAAATTCCTTCGCCATCTTCAACAGATAATAAAAAGCCTTCCCAAGCTGAACCAAGTTTTGTAGTATCACCATCTACATCCCCTGGCGATGAAGAAGATGTAGCTGACATTGCAGCAACTGGCGTTAATATGGCTAATGGTGTAACATCATCTGCTACATTAACTGTAAGTTACTGGAACGGTACTACCTGGACTTCTGTCGGCACTATTGATGATGGTACTATTTCAGATAATGTATCATTCGGTAAAACTGGATATATAACATGGACTGCTATACCTGAAAACACTGAATTTAAAAGGGAGATATCTGAAGATGGTCCACTTTATTACTATAAATTAGAATGGAGTGAAAAATTCTCTCCTGATGCTCTGTGTTATTTTATTGCAGGTATTCCTGTACAGAAACCTATAGCAGGATATAAATTTCCATTACTGGCACAGGGAAGATTATGGTTATTTTCTAATCAGTCATCGGACAAGAATGAAGTTATAGTATCTAATGTAAATGAGTTGAATTCATTTAATGGCGAAGGTTCAGGAGAACCATTGAAATTTGGTGATAAAACTGAAATTACTGCTGCTGTTGAATTGTTTGCAAGAACTACAACTACAATAGAAAGTAATATACTTGTATTAAAAGAACATTCAACTCATATTGTTGAAGGTGTGGATCCTGATACATATTTTATAGTAAATCTTACTAATAATATTGGTTGTAACGCTCCTTACACTTTAGCAATCAGTACGATAGGTCTGGAAGTTTCACCGTTACAGAGGAAGCAGGTTGCTATCTGGCAG